GTTTCAGATCTTTCCGATCCAGTAAAGCGGAAGGCATGGTTCCAAAGATGGCGTATCAAGTACATAGACAAGTGGGATTTCCTAGCGAAGCTCACGAAAGAAGCCGCTTTACAGGGTAAGGACAATAGGGATCTCCTAGCTTCCACCAATGCCCATTCACTTGCTCTCCTATCGGATAGAGCGAACAGTGTGACTGCTGCTGCCATTAACAATGGTGTACTTGTGCTGAGAGGAGGGATCGCAAGAGTTGATTATTCCAAGAAGGGATTGAGGGACTCACTAGCGCCGCTGTTCGCGAAGGATAAGAATCTTTACAGAACATGGTCCTTGTGGATGATCGCTAATAGATCTGCAAGGCTGATAAAAAACAATACACTAACCAACATGACTGCTGGAGAGATAAAGGTTGTTAACGATCGGATTAAAAGCGAAGGTCTCCTGCCCCTCTTCGAAGGTGTCAAGAATGATTATGAGACTTGGAATAACTACGTCGTAGACTTCCTCAAAGACACTGGCGTATTGAATGACGAACTAGCAGTTGTCTTTAAGAAATACTCTGACTACATCCCGTTCTACAAGAACATGGACATCGACGGAGAAGGCGAAGCCGGTGTGTCTCCAGATATGTTTAAGCAGATACTCAAAGCGGAGAACATAGATCTATCGCTGGGCGCTAACAGAAGATTAAACACTCTCTTCCCAACGCTTACCGGCCAGAAGCCTCCGTCCAAGCTGAAGGGTGGTAGTCATCAGATAGTTGATCCGTTAGTTGGCATCATGCAAAACCTAAGAGCTGCTGTCACCTCAGGGATGAAGAACATCGCATCCGTTCAGGTTCTTAAAGATGCGGAGCTTGTAGGTATGGCTACTGAGTTAAAGACACCGAAAGAGATTAAAACTGCCATGTATACCGTGAGGGTCAATGGTGAGGAGAAGTATTACAACGTCTCCGATCCTTTGTTAATCGAGACGCTTACTGGGTTCATGGATGGGCATGTAAAGGTTTACCCCTGGCTTAGCGGACCTGCTCAATGGCTTAGGGAAAGTGTTACCAGAAGTCCGATGTTCATGATTCGGAATATCCAGAGAGACTCAATGTCGGCCTGGGTTACTTCAGGCTTCAAGGCCACTCCATTCATATCAACGGTTGACAAGTTCCAGGGAACCTTGCGTGGTATGTCCGGAGATGAAAAGACATACAACGCGCTTGAAGGCGCTGGTGTCGTTGGTGGTTTTGATTACGTCTTTGAACCAAAGAAGTTTGAGGAAGATTTCAGAAAGAAGCTTAGGCGTAGTGGCATAACACCTAAGAAGGATGGAACATTTTTTGATTCAACAGTTAGAACAGTTTGGGATAAGCTGGCGGAAGTATCTAACAAGTCTGACTCTGCAACTAGGCAAGTTGTATACGAGGACACTCTACAGAACCTTCTGAGTAAGGGTGTGTCGAGAGTTGAGGCAGAATCAGAAGCGATCTTCCAAGCTATGGAAGTTCTCAACTTCTCTAGGCGAGGAAACTCCATCGCTCTGAAGATGATTGCTGCGACCGTTCCGTTCCTGAATGCGAGGATCCAGGGAATCGACGTGATGTACAGAGCCATGACGGGTCAGTACAGCTCTAACAGAAAAGGCAAGCTGGAAGCTCAGCGATCGTTCCTTGCCAGAGGAGGCATTATTGCGATGGCTACCTTGGCCCTCGCGTATGCGAATAATGACAGCGAGGAGTACAAGGCGGCGAGTGACTATGTGCAGGATAACTTCTGGATTATTCCAATGCCCTTCGGTCTGCCAGCACTGAAGATTCCTATTCCATTCGAGGTCGGTCTTGCCTTTAAGACTTTCCCTGAGAGATCCGCAAGGGTTTTACTTGGGGATGAGCTTACTGGGGATCTGGCGGATACCACTTTTAGGGCTGTGTTCTCCACGCTAGAAGTTCCAATGTTTGGTCCTCAAGCGATAACCCCTGCGCTGGAGGTTATTGCGAACCACAATCTATTCACTGGCAGGCCTGTTGAGTCTCCATTTCTATCAGGTAAACCCTCAGAGGAAAGATTCAACAGGTACACCACTGAGCTTGCTAAATACGCTGGAGAAAAATCTGGCTTCAGCCCGATCAAGATACAGCACCTCATCGATGGCTACGCAGGGACGGTGGGGTCTTACATCGTTGGATCCACGGCGTGGCTATTCCGTCAGGCAACGGACGCTCCGACTGTTCCAGCTTGGCGAGTAGACCAGATACCAGTCATTGGATCTACCTTCCAGTCTGCGGATAGTGCCCAAGGCCAGATCAGCGAGTGGACCCAGTTCTACTATAGTGTTAACGGTATCGCTAGCACCATCAAGCACGCTAGGGAAGCTAAAGATACGAAAAGGGTTGAGAGATTAAAGAGAGAGAACAAGAAGATACTTGCTGTCATGCCGAAGCTTAATCGCATTAACGCTAAGATGAATAAGCTTAGGACCAAAGAAGATAAGATATGGAATTCTCGCACGATGGATAAGGATAAGAAGAGGGACGAGCTTGATAAGATAGATAGGAGAAGGAAAGTTCTATTGGCTGACGTTAAGGAATACAGAAAACTAAAGGCCAATTCCTTCCCACTCCTTAGGGGTGTATTCGATTAGATGACTATGAAGACGAAGCATGGAGTTAAGATAAACGGGATAAAGCCAGAGATGGTCATGGGACTGTTGGTCGCCGAAGGTTATTTCAACAGCATGGGCATCTCCGACATGGTGGTCACGTCCGCAGTGGACGGGAAGCACGGGATCGGATCTCTCCACTACGTTGGGTACGCAGCAGATGTGAGAACATGGGCTATACAGGATGAAGCCTTAGTTGATTTCACAACCGGATTATCCGAAGAGCTTGGAAAAGAGTTTGATGTGGTCCTAGAGAAGGACCATATCCATATTGAGTTTCAACCGAAAGTATAATAAAAATTACAAGAGGTAAATTGCAATGGATTGGATTTTTGAAAACGGTAGCAGTCTGCTCGACATAGCACTCAAGGTGGTTGGTGCATTCGCAGTGGTCGCTTCGCTTACCCCAAATGCCACAGACAACAAGATTGCCGATACCCTTCTGCGAATCATCAACACGCTAGGGTTTAATGTCGGTAAAGCTAAGAACGCATAAATGGTCGAGGCCGCGTTCGCTTTAGCTCTAATGATAGCCCTTGCCGCGACGTTCGGAATTCTCAACGCTAAGTCGAGAGAAGATTTGGGAGGTGAAAGAGAGAGAAGAAAGAATGCGGAGTCAAGATCGAACAAAATCATTAAGGGAATCGAAAAGCTTATGGATCCTCGCCCTACTCGCGATGTCCTCATTAAGCATTGGGAGCGCAGGTTGTCCAAGGCGACACGAAGAATTGATGATCCCTCCGTGTCCGACACCGACGATTGAAGCAATAGAATCACTGAGTGAAGATGAAGTACCGATGCCTGTTCTTATGTATCTGATAGATCTCGATATGTATTGCAGCATGGTAGACGCGATAAGAGAATAAGAAAAACCCCCACGCATTTCTGCATGGGGGTTTTTCTGTCTTCAGACCAGCGGGACGGGTTCATCTTTTTGGTGCTTCATTCGCCTGCTTCCACCAGATCTTTGGCGTTGGGCTGATCCTTTCCGGGCTCTGACCGGCTACTGCGTTCCATTAGGGAGGTCAGCTCGGTCCAAGGAATGAGAAGCCGTCCTGCGAGCTTGAAGGTCCGAATCCCCCCTCGTTTTATCTCGACGTACATCGAGCTTCGCGAGATTCCTAGGGCCTGAGCTGCGTCCGCCACACTCACCGAGAGACGGTCTGTTTTGTTGTTGTCCATGCGTTTCTCCTTATCCCTGCGGACTATAGATAGCCACTATATCAGACTTCGATCATGGCTATTTCAGAGCTACAGACCGACCGGATATCTAAGCTGCTAGCCAAACAGATAGTCGGCTACCTGCTGTGGTCACGCAGATACCGTTGTACTCATCCAGAAGTCTGCACCGGGTTACCTGTGCAGAGCCAGGAGATCCCATGATGATTGACTTTGGATTTCCTGACAGGCTCAGGCTACCGATAATTTCTTCCCAATTATTTCGCTTATTATTCTTACTCATTTTTGTTCTCCCCTTTTTTCTTCTATGTTAATTTTCCTAGACAGGTAATACATGGCCTTCTTTAGATCTTGAACCATGGAGTCTTTCCTGCCTGCTCTCGATATGTACTTGAGTACATTTCCTAGATGAAAGTCTAGGCCCCAATCCTCCACGACATCTAGCGGTTCATGTTTTCTTCCGTGGGTGTAATGACTTGGGTTTGACACTGGATCATTTGGAACCAACACGCGCCTAGAAGTCAAAGGCACCATCCTCTTCCGCTAATGCACCTCCGCCTGATGGAGCAGAATCCTTGGGTGCAGTGGAGGAGCTGCTTTCCTTCTTTTCCGTGTCCTTAGTTTTCCAAGAGTTGTCTTCGAGGGCGATGGAGATATAAGGCTCATCGGTTTCTCGATCAACGTTCTTCCACATCGCAACGCTCAGATAAGTTTCCTTGTTCTTCGTGAATTCCGTAGTCACGTTTCGCAACCATTGGGCACACTCTCTGTTCTTCTGTTCAGCATTGGGACCAGTGAAACCTCCCAGCTTAAAGCTCCCGCTGAAATCAGGCTGCTTGTCATGTTTCTTATCTTTCTTCCGTGCGCTTCCGAATACTTTAGCCATTATTTTCCATACCCTTCAGGGCTTTCGCCCAGTTCTTGAATGAGTCACCAACAGCTTTTGCGGCGACAGCATCCTCTTCCTTGAGTTCACTTACTATAGATTTGTTTTCCTCGTAGTATTCCATAATCGTCTTGTACGTCATAGCAGACTTGAACAACGTGTTAAGCATGACCGCTTTCTGATTCGTGAAGAGCCTGTAATGCGTAGCCACCTCAGTCATGATCATCTCGTCCGCTTCCTTGGTAAACTTCTTATTGTCCAGGGGGAAACGCTTCTTCCCCAGGATGCTGTCATCGTACAAGTAGCGACCGATACCATGCTGCACAGCAGCCCGCTTGAGAGCATCGGAGTACATTCCCTTGTCCCCCTCAAACGTAGACTGAGTTCCCAAGTCGCTCTTCAACACCCAATCGAAATCGTTGTCATACCTGACAGACAACTTACAAACACATCGGTTCTCAATGTCTTTGTATTCTGTCTGCCAATTGTTTATTCCAACAACTTCATCTAATCGATCCATCACATCTCTAGCATCCAAGTAGAGCAGAGCAGACGATTTATTCCCCCGGAAATCCGCAGCTCGCCACTTGATTTTGTTCGGAGCGAATGGAGCCTTCAATCCTGTCTCAATGATAGTGACCTTGATGTTCTTTTCTCTTCCCTGTCTTTCTACCTTAGCGTCGTGTGTCTCTTCAACCATTTTCTCTCTCCCTTTTCTCCTGCCAGTTTGCCCATTGCTTGCATGACTTAGAGAAGTCGCAGTAAGACTTACATCTTCTTAGAGTTTCATGTGTCTTCGACATATAAGCCTCTACCTGAACAGATGGAACCATATCATCGTAGGCGCTAGTCGCAGCCCTCTTCGTTTTGTAGTATTTCTTCGTTCCTGTATCTTCTCGTGTGATCCGCCAGATTGTTCCCGAAGGCCATACCGCATCGCGTGAGCAGTCAGGCAAATCTTCATCAGGTAGATCCCTGGCAATCGAGTGAAGCCGAACTCTTTCCCTTATGAATTCTTCTCGCTTAGAGAAACTCCATATGGGTATGTCCACCGTTACCCCCGGTCGATCTGGATAATGATCAGGTGTTCTTTCCTGAGATGAGATCCTCCAGTCCCTAAGGAATGCGTAGATCTCAAGCTTCTCCACAACGAAGTCTGTTTCTTTTTCCACCAGCCATGCGTAGATATTTAGTTGCTGCTCCCACTTGCTTGTATCTTTCATTGAAAACACTGAGGTGACTTTATAATCACCGATGATCATTCTGCCATGGTTTAGAATCTGAACATCCATCGCACCGGAGATGATCTTTCCGTCTAGCTCCGAGAATAATCTCTGCTCCGACACTTCCGTTTCAGGAGCATTCAGTTCCATGAACTTATGGAACATCTGACCTATGTGTACCCAAGGGTTTTCGTATATGTCGTTGGTGTTCATGTCTGGGTGGCGAGCTTTGAGTGCTGCAATCTTTGGCTCTTCCAGAAGTTCTGTGGCTGAAAAGTCACAGTCACCGCTATCATAGTCATCATCGGCACAGAACCGCATGAATGCTTCTGGCGCTCCGTGTTTGTTCTCTATGTTCATGGTTGCTCCCTTTGTTAAGTCTCAAACTAATAGGATATTAAGACTATGTCAAGCGAAATAAACGCTACCATCGAAAATAATATGGATCATGAGTGGACGCAGGAGATAACTGGCGAACCCGCGAGTAAGTCGAACTCAAGAAGGATAGTCAGGATCCATGGGAACACTAGGATCATTAAGAGTAAGAAGGCTCTTGAGTACAGGGACAACTTCCTATCTCAAGTAAGACCACCGGATGTCCCTATCGAAGGGGACATAGAGCTAGAGGTAGTAGTATGGTACAAGACAAGAAGACCCGATCTGGACATATCACTAATAATGGATCTGCTCCAAGAGGGACTGGTGATAGTAAACGATCGGCAGATAAAAGTAATCAAGGCTTACCATCAGCTAGACAAATTCAATCCCAGATCAGCTATAGGGCTAAGGAGGGTATCCGTAGACTTAACTCTGCCGTTCTAGCGCAGGCAACGAAAGACCTGTGCGACACCAAGCAATCATCGGTGGAGAAGACATTAGCTTGGACTAGCACGGCAATGTTTCGTGAGGCGTGTTCGATAGTAGGATTCGACCATAAGAAAATAGCATCAAAAATGAAGCTTATCGCAAGTATGCCTTTGCGTATCCGGAAAGATCTGATAAACAGCAAGCTTGACACGTTAATCGATAAGGTTATCTCGGACGCTGATGAGGTCAGCGGAGGGGGAGAGGCAGAACGAAAGGGATAAGTTCCACCTCTCCCGAGAGGCCCAGGAGGCTAGGCCATCTCTGCTATTCAGGTGTCCTGCTTGCAGGACTCGGACACCGTGAGTTCATTATCCCACACCATCAGAGCAGAGTCAAGAAGAGTAATAAGTCAAAGAGCATATGGCATACGAGGAGTGAGTCCCACCAGGGACTCAGAGGTAATGTCTAAGACATATGCTCCCATACACCCTTTAGAATCTATAGTCGTTATTCGGCTAGTCTGTCAATAGGTAAGAATTGCAAAATGGAATCGATCGCTTCGTTGATAGCCAGCGAATATCCCCGTAAAGACCCAGGAACGTTCAGCTTTATGTGTCCTGAGTGTTCTGATGATCGAACACAAAAAAATCGCTCACACAAATGCCTGAGGATAACTTTTGAAGGGAGCCAAGCGGTATGGTTTTGTCATAACTGCGGGGTGAAAGGGCAAAAGTTCTTCGAAGGAATCTATTCAAATGGATCCAAAGACATAAAAAACTCTGTCGGAAGACCAAGGGAAAAACATATGAGAACCGTTCCATCATATTCAATAGCCACAGAAGACTTCAGAAAATCCATTCTGCTCAAGAGGGGTATCGACCCAGGCCCAGTGGGAGTGCCGCTGACGGACCACATACTCCATTCAAAAGATGTCTACTTCAACAGGCTCGGAGGTAAGAGCGAGGCAGTTGGGTTTGCTTACAGCGACGGAGCGATCAAGTGGAGGGCTGTAGATTCCAAAGACTTCTCCCAGACAGGGGTATGCAGGAGCCTCTTCCCTGCGCCCTCTGATCTCTCTGGGTTGGTCCTCATCGTGGAGGGGGAGTACGACGCAATCGCGATGAGATCGTGCGGCTACGCAGCGTACAGCGTGCCTACGGGGGCCAATGTGTCTGGCGAGGTGATGCCAGATTTCCTGAAGCCGCTTGTGGAGGGGTTAGACAAGGGCTCTATCGAGGTGGTAGTGGCTGTGGATGCCGATGAGAAGGGCTGTAAGCTCTCCTCTGCCCTCGTGAACTGGCTTGGGAGGAGCAAGGTGGGGGTGATTGATTGGTCCAAGTACGGGGTCAAGGATGCCAATGAAGCCCTATCTACTCATGGCAAAGGGATCATGCGAACAGCCATCTCTGAGGTGGGGAATGTTCTCTATGAGGGGATCGTAAAAGTAGCTGATGTAGCAAGTACGATTAAAGATATCAGAGTTGATGGCTTCAAGGGTGGGGCGAAGATCGGTCTGAATTCAATCGATAATCTATACACCGTTTGCGCTGATCAATTATCGGTAGTCACTGGCGTACCCGGTAGTGGCAAGAGTGAGCTGATCGATTACTTCATGGTGTCACTGGCACAGAAAGAGGATTGGAAGTTCGCCATCTTCAGCGCAGAGAATCCGATCGAGATCCATGTGGGGAAACTCCTTGAGAAGTATTCCGGCAGTCCAATCTTCGAAGGGGATTCAAAAATTGCCGAGGACGAGTTAGCCACCGCTTCCAAATGGCTGGGAGAACATTTCTTCTTTCTTGATTCGTCGTCATCCCACACCATAGATTCTATTCTAGCTAGGACAGAGGTACTCGTAGCCAACGAAGATGTGAACGGATTGCTCATTGATCCATTCAATTACACAGACGTAACGCTTGAGACTGATGCGATCAGCGCGATGCTGACCAAGCTGCATTCATTTGCAAAGAAATTCCACATACATATTTGGATTGTTGCTCATCCACAAAAGATGTACCGAGGGGAGGGAGGAAAAATCCCAGTGCCCACTGGTGGGGATATCTCTGGGTCCGCTGCGTGGTGGGCGAAGGCAGACTTTGGAATCACAGTGTCTCGGAATGATGACAACGAGACAACAATGAACGTATGGAAGTGCAGGTTTAAGTGGTTAGGGGAGGTGGGGAGTGCAGCCCTCGATTACGATAGGACGTGCGGCAGATACTCAGATGGGCAGAGTTCTGGAGATATTGCAGACTCTCTTGCCGACATAGATTGGGGAGATTTAGCTGATGAAGGAAAAAAAGAAGAGAAGAAAGAGGAGCAAGTCGAAATCCCAACATCACTCGAAGACCTATTCTGAGATCAGGGATGCTCGTCCATTGATCTTAACTGAGTCAGGCACAGACGAATACAGGGGGAAGAAAGACATACGCATAGAGGGGGTGGGTACTGGCGGAGTGTTCAAGAGAGCCAGAGTTCTTGATCAGACTAAGTTTGATGAGCTTTTTCTCTGCGAAAAGATATCCCAAGATCAATACTCTGCTGCGGATATGTACCTTGGATTGATGGCTATCTCTGGATGCTTCATCAAGTCACCTAATCTTGAAGCCCAAGGCTCTCGGTCGAATCCGAGGGACTCAGCCGGAGCGATGGCCTCCAAGATCATTGCTATCTCTTCTGCCAGAAGTAGGCTGAGAGATACGGGCGAACATTGCCTAGTGGCAGTGGAAGCTTGCGTTGGGATGAACGCAGACGTTAATTTATCTGACCTTAGGATTGGTCTGAACGCTCTTGTTCGATACTTCCATATATGAGCATGGCACCGGCAGCATCCCTATCCCCTTCAAACTTCTTCATGGTTTTATCTACCCCGTTCTCTTCGGCGTAGTCACAGATCTCTGCGATCTTTTCATAAAGCTCAGTCCATTCTTCGTTGCTTGATTCCATGTGTATCTTTAGACTTATATTCGAGTTCTTTGAATTGCTTCCTTGCTTGCTCATCTGATTCCGCCTCCGATCTGCATAGTGAAAATGCTAGAATGTTTAACATTAAAATTGTAGCTGCTAACGTTAGTATCAAGATTGTTTCAAACATGATCTAAGAACATCACGCCATCCTAGCTGGCCGTCTTTGTCGGTATCGGTTATCGGTGCGGTGTGCCCCTCCAGTTCCTTGATGCGTACATGCGCTTTTTCTAGCTGGCCTTCGAGATAAGCGATTCGCACTTGGAACTTATTGGCTGAACTCTTTGTCTTATTCGTGACTATCTTCTCAGTCGGAACTTTTGACGTGACATCCCAAATGGTTGCTAGTCGTTTCGATACTCGGCACTGGCGTTCGCCAACCTCGATCATCAATCCAGCATCCACGAGTTGACGATACCGAGGGCCGAAGCTATCGACCTGCACTGAAGACTCAGGATTGTGAAGCTGGTAGTCCGCGAACATTTCCCGTTTCGTCATCGCTGAATTTTTATAGTGGTACGAGTATACCTCTGCTGCTCTCACTGCGATCAGCCCGGAGTTCAATACGGCTGCGTATGCGATGGCTGATCTCTCGGCTGTTTCATTTCTACTCATGTCACTCTTCCTCCCTAAGATCCTCTTGATGCACAACGATAATGTCATGCGGTTCAGTCATTGCCTCAATGCAATACTGAAAAGCCCTTGCCAAGGCAAAGGTGGGGTTAGTTGTTTCGCAATGAACGTGTCCGTATTTTTCATCGTAGTTGAATGAAACATGTCCATCGTGCAGTGTTAGGAATACATCAATCATCATCCCGCTCCCGCTCTGCCTCCAGCCGCAGAGCATTCTCGCCACGGGCCGCGTCTCGCGCAGACTCAATCTCGTGACGTAGATCTCTGATCTCCTCATCTCGGCGGATTACCTGGGCGCGGAGGGTGGCAATCTCTTTCGCATGTTCTTCTTGAATGGTCATGTTAATTTATCCCTTTGATAATTGTATGGCGCACCCGGTAGGACTCGAACCTACGACCCGCTGCTTAGAAGGCAGCCGCTCTATCCTGCTGAGCTACGGATGCATTCATAGAATCAGGTGTCAGTAAAACCTGAACCTGAGCGGCCTTCCACTTCAAGCAGGGTCAAAGCCTCGTCGATAGCCTTCATCGTGGTGATCCTAGGTGAAGTATCACCTCTTTCGACATTGCCAATAGTAACATTAGATATACCACACTTTGCAGCCAGTTGGTATCGTCCCAAACCTAGTGCTGATCTGCGCTTGGCTACCTCTATACCAAAGCTACTAACATCTCCTGACCCATTGCAGATAGGGCATACTTTCTTTTCCCCTTTACTTTTCTTATTCATTTCTTTTCCTCCGTTCCCCATGTCTTGTTATTGAATAGCATTTCTTTTATGAATCCTATGTTTTTTTCTGCTTCTTCTATGTCCTCACCCTTTTTCCAGTATTCCATTACTAGATTGACAGCAGCATCAAATCCTTGTGAGTAAATCTTTTTCTCCCTAATACCCGATGCGTAGCTAGCCCCACCAACCTCTACGGTGGGTAGGCTTATGCTTATATCTACCATCGGCTTCCTTGCACCACCGGGCATTATTTAGATTCCCATTCATGGATATGATTCTTGATAGCAATTCTCACCTGGGCAGATGTTGACCTGTCCTCCTTGGATGCGATGATCTTTACCTTTTCCCAATCTTTTTTATCCATCACGAGCGTGATGATATGTACGGTTTCTTTTTCTTTAGTCATCAGTGAACAACCTCGCCTTTGATATTTGTTTTAATGCTGAATGGTGAGTACACCTGAACTGCCATGGTATACACACTTCTGATAAACATGAGAAGAGGGTTCGCCCTCTTCTCCCCGTCATCGATCATTGATTGCAATTCATTTTCAAAGTTTGTGTATGTCATACCGGCACCCAAGCAGGCCAGCAGATTGATCCAATTCATATACGGTACAGTAATTGAATACATCATTCCGTTCTTGTGCCGAGAGCTGGAAAGCAGGCTTGGGAATAGGTCAGTAGTAGATGTTCCTGCCCTATCTATTGTTGATACCTCGAACTCACCAATGATTTCATTGAAGTCAGTGACTAATGAGAATATATCGTCTGCACTCATCGATCTTATTTCTATTAAGTGTTCCTCTTGGTACATATAATTGTGTTCAGTTATTTCCTCAGTAGATACGATACTAAACATTCCATACCTAGTTACTATCAGCACCCGAAGGAACCTCGCATTCGCTTACTAGGTCTACGAAGTAGACAGTCGAGTCCACTTCCTGATTACCATCGACATAGGCCTCTGCCTCTGCCTCTCTACTTTCCTTAGTGTCCATATCCTTCACCTTCTTAATGCCAATCATACTCAACTCCATTTCTATTTATAGAACAGTAATGCTCTTACCAAACGAAGGCTTGCCGAAGTACCAAGAGTTGTCCGTTCGCGGCGGAACCTTGACCCAGAGAACCGGAACCCCGGTGTCCTCAGGCCAGCGAAAGAACTCCTG